AAGATGTAACAGTAACAGAAGATAGTGACAAAGTCGCTATAGATGTTAATATAGTTTCAGGAGGCGGCGGAGGTAGTGCTGATAGTACCGCTGCTAACCAAGCTTTACAAATAGCCGAAGCTGAAGAGTCTAATGACACTTTAAATGAGATTGAAACTAATACACAGGAAACTACGGATGCTCTTGTAGCACAAACTCTGACAGTATCCAAGGAAGCAGAACAGGTAATAACAAATGTCAAATTAGAAGAATTAAAAGATTTAGTTGATGAGCTGGCTACACAAACCGAAATACAACCAACTTCCAATGTTGCGAGCGTAGTAAAGGTTCCATGGGATAATTTTCAAGTAACTGCCAAAAACGGAGCAGGATGTCCAACATCTACTGAGTATAAATTAGGATCAACATTAGTAGCTACCGTAACAATCACTTATGATGTAGATGGAGATCTACAAAGCTTGGTAGTCTCGTAATGGCTAATAAGAAATTAGTATTTAACCCTGCTACGGCAGAATTAGAATTAATTGCTGAAGTACCAGCAGATTTATTTGATCTTGGAGTTACGGATGGAACCAATGGACAAGTTCTATCAACCGATGGAGCGGGAGCCCTTACTTTTGTAGATCAAAATGGAGCTGTCGATTCTGTCAACGGTGAAACTGGTGTTGTCGTTTTAGATAAGACTGATATTGGATTAACGAATGTTGATAACACAAGTGACACACAAAAAGTAGCAAGCGGTCCTATTAAAGATGCACTTGATTTAAAAGCCAACACTTCAAGTTTAGCAGATATTGCTTTAAGTGGTGATTATAAAGACTTATCTTTAAGCGCAAGATTTCATAACGCTACTAACACAATCACTATGACTGCTGACAAATACTTTATGGACCACGGGGCTGCATTAACTGAAGCTATTGAGATTTTACCCGAGGGGAGTGTTAAACAAGGTCAGACTGTTTATTTTAGAGTTAATGCTGTTAATTCTTCTACTACTTTAAAAACCACGACAGGTTTTACAAGAATTTTTGATAAAGATAAAATTGCTTTTTTCTTGGATGGAAAACCTGTTTATGCTTTTACTGAGCTTCTGTCAACATGGAGACAAATCGAAGGAAGTGGTCCTAGTGATGATACGGTTGGGCCTGATAAAATAACTAATGCTGCAAAAAATGAAATTACACCTATAGGAACTGTAAGTGCTTTCGCCGGCGCTTCGGCTCCTGATAAATACCTTATGTGTGATGGCTCAACAATTTCAAGGACTACTTATTCGGACTTATATGCAGTCTTAGGTGATGTTTACGGGAACGGTGACGGTTCAACTACATTTGAAATTCCAGATTTGAGAGGAGAATTTTTAAGAGGTCTAGATGGAGGACGTGGAGTTGATGCAAGTAGGACTTTGGGAAGCGCACAAAGTGATTTATTAAAAAGTCACACTCACCAAGTCCAAAATGTTTTTAGTGGTGGTGGAACAGGAGATGAAGAAAACTATGTTTCAAATGTAACTGCAAGAAGAAGCACTATAGACACATTGAGCAGTGGTGGAGCTGAAACAAGACCAAGAAACATTGCAATGAACTACATTATAAAAGCGGAGTATTAAATAATGACATTAACAAGAAAACAAATGAATATCGGACGTTGGAAGTAAAAATGACCGACAATGCTGTAAGATTAGAAATCACAGGCTTCTAAATGGATAAGTTAGAACAAGATGCCCTAAAAAGAATAGAGATTCAATTGCATGAGGCTCGAGCAGACAGAAGCAAACTCTTAGAAAAGTCTCACAACATAGAACTAGAAGTAGTAAAAAACACAGTTTCTTTGGATGACCACATGCGAAGAACAGATGCAAACGAATTAAGAATAAAAAGTTTAGAACAGTTTAAATGGTACTTTGCAGGTCTTATTACCGTAGTAACAATAGTAAGTGAAATAATTGGGAGATTACTTTAATGACAGAAGAACAAAGAAGAAAATTATCAATGGGTTTAGCTGATATAGGCTCTATGCAATTAGAAGCAGGTAAGGGTAATAGGTACGCTGCTAACACTGAGGTAGCGGATATCGGAAAAGATGAAAAAGACCCTACCTTTAAACCTGCCTCTAAAAAAGATGCAGAGGTAGCAGATTTGGTAGTTCAAGGAGTTCAAAAAGCAGGTGACGAGATGGACCCTGAAGGAACGGACACTACTACAAAAACGGCCACAGACGCAGCTTCGGGAGCAGCTATGGGTTTTAAAGTTGGAGGCCCAAAGGGTGCGTTAATAGGTGGAGTTCTCGGTGGAATTTCTGGAGGTTTATCAGCTAAATCTAGAAGGAAAGCTGCGGAGAGACAGGCTAGAGCAGATATGTATGTGGCTAAAGGGCAGATCCAACAAAGACAAGGGGAAGTCCAATCTGGCATCTTATCCGGGTTAGCAAATAACCTATCCAATACTTTAGTATAAAGGATAAAAATGAGAAACGTAAAATATTTAATTGAAGAAATTAGAGAAGCTACAGAGAACCAAGACTTCTCTGAATTTTCTGGTATTCAAGATAGGGAGATACTTAGGTACATAAATGACGCTCAAGAGCGTATACAGTCTGAGATTGTAAAGACAAGCCCTAAAGTTTTTACTAAAGAAGTTATTATTGATGTAGATGGGTCTGAATATTATGACCTGCCTTACGATATTTTACTTGGTAACAAGATCACGGATGTCAAGTACCAATATACTCCCTCTAGCTATTGGAATAGATTAGAACCTGACTATGTTGCAAACAATACAAACGACACGGATCTTTACGATGCATCGCCTTGTACTTATATTAGACTTGCTGGAAGAATTGCACTTAGACCACGACCTAGAAGAGGTCAACTAAGAGTAACTTATGTGGCTAATATACCTAGCTTAGATTTAGGGCGTGGTGTAGTTACGGCTTCAAGCGTTGATGCCGATAGTAACCTTTTGTCTTTAACATTAAATACGGTAAACTTAGATGTAGATGCTTTAGCAAGAAGAAGTTACCTAACGATTGTAAACGTACACGGCGACATCTTGTTAGATCAAGTAAAATTTGATAATATAGACGCTGGAACAGGGGTAGTAACCCTTGCTAGTAATCCTGCAGTAACAGTACCTTTATTGAACGGGGTTATTGTTTCAGGCAAAAAGACATCTACTCACTCAAGCTTAGACGAGCTTATTGAGAGATACTTAATTGGTTACGCTAACATGAAGGTATTACAAAGAGATGGTTCACAAGAATTTCAAATACAGTTTCAACTAGTTCAAATTATGGAACAGGAAATTGTAGATAGCTATGCAGGCATTTCAGATGACATCGCGCTAATACCGGACATTGACGAGGGGTTCGATGAGTTTTAATTTTAAAAAGAATTTTCAAAACGTAGGCGGAACTTCAATTGTTACTCCTGAGCTACTTAGAGAAGATAGTTCTGCCACGGATACACTAAACGTAGATATGTATGATAACTACGGTTTATGTAGTAGAAGAGGAGAAGAGTCTATCTTTACTGAAATGGGTAGGACTATTGCAGCTCTAACTACTTCTCAAGGCGAGAAGATTATCATACGTTCTGGAACTACTAACGCAATTCTCAGGGTACTAGAGGAAACATTGACTGTTACTTTTACAGGCTCAGAAGAGCTGCGCGTTGAGGTAGGGCAGGAATTTGTAAATATTTTTAATACTAAATATATTGCTTTCTATAAAGATGAAGTATTGGCAGGAAAGTATTCTTTAGGATCTGTAGATAATGGTAACAAAACTATGTTAGACCTTATCAATGAAGTGTCCATAACAGGTGTATCTTTAAGTGTACCTTCAGGGCAATCTACAATACAGTGCAGCGGCATAGGTATCTTTAATAAAACATTAGTAGGTGCTAGTAACTCCATTCCTTATGAATACTCTGAGACGATAGCAGGTCCAAACATTCCAGTAATTGACGCTAAGCCTTTTGACTTTATAGAAAGAGACGGCGTGGTATATTTTACTACAGGTAATACTCTTTTCAAATATGATGGTACAAGTTATTACCCAGCAAGTTTACCCAAGCCTCTTCCAGGTACGGGATATTCTTCCGGGGTTGACACTACAGCTTCATCTAGTCCTGCCGATGGGACATACAGATATAGAGTATTATATGAATACACAGATGCTGGAGGTAATCCAATCAGATCTACACCTAGTGATGAAATTGTAATTTCTACAAACGGTACAAATAGGCCTCGTATTACAGTAAATCAAGGTTCTGTAAATATAAATATTCCAGGCGTAACCGCTACTATCATCCGTACTAAAGAAATTAGTGGCGGAGGTGGAAGTATCTTTTTTGTAGTGGGTACTGGTATAGCTTTAAACACTCCATTCTTTGACTCTGTTTCAGATGCATCACTAGTGGAAGATTATCCTCTACCTCCATTTGAATTGAATGACATTACCAACGGCAAGTATCTTGAAATCTGGAAAGGCCTTTTAGTGATGACAGGATTCTCTCAAGACCCTGATAAAGTATTGTTTGAAGATATTGAATACCTTGAAGGATTTTCTACTAGTAATTCCTTCCTAACTGAGTCTAGAGCAGGTGGAGAAAATTCAGGTATCAAAGCTCAAGATAACGCTTTATTTGTATTTAAAGAAGATTCTATTACACTCGTAACGGGAGATTTAGGTACTAAGCAATTTCAAGTAAGTAAACTTTCTGAAGAGGGTATTGGATGTATGTCTAATAACTCTTTAATAGAGTCACAAGGGTCTATATGGTTTATGTCTAGTGAAGGTATTTTCTCAGTAAGTATGGAAGGGCTTAGAGAACAATCAGGACCTATTGAAGCCTTATTTGAGAAAGAGTATACAAACGAAATACTTAGGAATTGTTTTGCATTTAATAACACTTTAGATGACAAATTATATTTTAACGTACTGGGGGTAGCTGCTTCTGGGTCATTAATAGATGTTCCACAAACTTTCGTATTTAACCTAAAGTCTAAGAAGTGGTTTATATGGGATACAATTAATTTCGCTAGAGGAATTTCAATCAATCAAGGAGAAATATGGTATGTTGGAGGTACTCGGATTGCAGGTTCTAATTTTAATACATTTTATAAGCGTATGCCCAGGACATTTACCAATGTTGACTTCTCTGATGTTGGACAGGCTATAAATGCAGTGTACAGTTCTCATTGGGAAACTTTAGGAGAGCCTTCTGTTAAGAAGAAGTTTGTTAGAGTTAAACTTTACAGTATTGATAATGCTAGGCAATTATTTGAAAGCCCAGAATTTACGATAGATATTGAGACTGAGCACGATTATAAATATGGTGTAAAAGTTTCAGGAGCTA